GAGTATGTGTATGTTTGAGTTACCCACAGAAGCAGATTTTGAGATGCTTTATGGTAATCTTAGAACACAGGGATCAATTGAGTTTTTAAGCACATCATTTATTCGTGGTACTACTTTTGATAAAGCAATTATTATTGTAGATGAATTTCAGAACTTGAATTATCATGAACTTGATAGTATAATGACAAGAGTGGGTGCTGATTCTAAGATTATGTTCTGTGGTGATGCTAGTCAAACAGATTTGACTAAAGATTATGAGAAGAATGGAATTGTTGATTTCATGTCTATTCTTCGCTTAATGTCATCAGTAGATATTATTGAATTTGGAGTAGAAGATATAGTTCGCTCTGGATTAGTTAAAGAATACATCCTTGCCAAATTGGAAGCTAGTTTATGACCTTTGATCATTGTAATTTTTTAGGTGACATTGAATTAGAAAAGAAAGAAACTCCAGGTTGTAGACTTTACCAACTTCCTGATGGTAGTTGGGTTCCTTCTATTACTTCAGTGACTTCCTTTTATAACCGACAAATCTTTATTAACTGGCGAAAGCGAGTTGGTATAGAAGAAGCTAATCGTATCACTAAGAAAGCAACTACTCGTGGAACAGATTTCCATGAAGCAGTAGAAGTTTATATGAGGAACAATGAAATAGATTGGGAGCAGTTTAGACCTGCTACCAAGTTTATGTTCCATCATGCTAAACCATATTTGGACAAGATAAATAACGTACATGCTATAGAAAGAACCCTTTACTCTGAGTACCTTGGTCTTGCAGGTAGAGTTGACTGTATAGCAGAATACGAAGGCGAATTGGCAGTAATAGACTTTAAAACGTCTGAGAAGATTAAACCTGAGAAGTGGTTGGAAAACTACTTTGTTCAGGAAACTTTTTATGCTGCTGCGTACTATGAATTGACTGAAATTCCTGTTAAGAAATTGATCACTATTATGGTAACTCCTGGTGGTGAAGTAAAGGTATTTGACAAAAGGAATAAAGGGGATTATATTAAATTATTAGTACGGTATATAAAAGAATTTGTATCTAACAATACTAGGACAGAGAATGGAGAATGAATTAGAAAAAGTACTTGCTAGTAAGTTTTTTTCTTCTGCTGGATTTGCACAAGAAATAGAGAAACTAGTACATGTAAATAAAGACATGAACTATATTGATGCTATCGTTCACTTCTGTGACAAGAATAGTATTGATGTTGAGTCCGTACCTAAACTTATTCCTAAACCGTTAAAGGAAAAGATTAAGTATGAAGCACAAGAACTTAACTTCTTAAAGAAGAGTTCCCGTGCAAAACTTCCTCTCTGAGGGAAATTCAACTTTTTTTTCAAAAAAAGTCGAAAAAAAAGTCCAGGTAAAAAATCACCCTATTACTCTTTGGCACGGAAATTATGGATGAAGACCATTCTCACATTAACGATTTATATCAAGATATGGATCGTCTCAATGCTTTATACGAGGAACTAATGTGGCCTCATGATGTAGAACTTGAGTTTGTAGCAGACTATGAAAATAATCGTATTATAATCCAAGTAAAAGATACAGAATTAAAACGTCCCTCCTTATAATGATGCCCTTTGATGCTTATCGTTGTTATCTATCATTAAAAAATCACTTTACTAAAGACCACTATGATTATATAAAGTATCGTGGTAAGACAAGAGCAACCAAACAAGCCTTTTATAAGAGAAAGGATAGGTTTTGGTTTGAGAAATTTGCAAGACAGAAATCAGATAAAGAAGTAGAAGAATTTTTTGTATCAAACTTCATATACTCTACCGATCCTGGAACGATGTGGATTGGTGAAATGATGAAAGAGGGTGAAGGGAGATATACTGATTGGAAGAAGAAAGTACAGTCACTTTCTTATATTTTTAGAGAAGAGGTAGAAAGTTTATTTGATGATAAAGAGGTTGATGAGGTATTTGATTGTTCTAAGGGTCATCCACTTATTCTAAAGAAATACTTGGGTGGTGACATAACACTTGAAACTATGGTAATATGTGATATAATATTTGGGTACGCAAAAAACTTCGATAAGAAGTTAAAAGACCCAGTGTGGGAAACCGTCAGTCGGAAGATTAGAAAGTATTCTCCCTTCCTAAATATTGACGTATTCCGTTACAAAAAAATTCTAAAGGAGGTTGTAATCCATGGCTCTGGAAAATGCTGAAGTTCTGAAAAATTTAACAGAACAACGTGAAACACTTGAAAAGCAATTATCGGAAGGTAATGCTCAAATTGAACAATTAAAGCAAACTTATCTTAAGGTTGTTGGTGCAATTGATGTTTTATCTCAAATTGAGGAAACTAATAATCCAACAACAGAGGGTGAAGATTCTGCACCAGATACTGTTGTTTCTGAAGATGTGCCAGAATGAGTTTTTTCCAATCTGATGTAGTTAGGGCAGAGATGGCTGAAATTAGTGAACTCCAAGAGGAGATTTATAATAATGTATTTAAGTTTCCATCAATGACCTCTGCTGATAAAAAATATCATATTGATATATTGGAAAGACTTCTTGAGAAACAGAGGGTCATGTATACTCGTTTGAGTTTATCTGATGACCCAGATGCTCAAAAAATGAAAGAGCAGATTACTCAGTCTGCTGCAATGATGGGAATTCCTAAAGGTTCTGATATAAATCATGTCTTTAATGACATGTCTAAAGCAGTATCTTTAATGAAAGACCAAATTGACAAAAGTTGATTTGATTGCTAAAATAACAGAGTACACACAAGCCAAATCTCATAAAATCCGAGGTAATCTAATGTCATTTAAAGACTTAAAAAAACAGTCCTCTCTAGGATCTTTGACTCAAAAATTAGTCAAAGAAGTGGAGAAGATGAACAACACAAGTGGAGGTGCTGATGAGCGTCTCTGGAAGCCTGAAGTTGATAAAACAGGCAATGGTTATGCCGTAATTCGTTTCTTACCTTCACCTGAAGGAGAAGAAATCCCTTGGGCAAAAATGTATTCACATGCATTCCAAGGACCAGGTGGATGGTATATTGAGAACTCTTTGACCACAACAGGTGGCAAGGATCCTGTATCAGAGTACAATCGTGAACTCTGGAACAGTGGTAATGAAGCAGACAAAGATGTAGTTCGTAGACAGAAGCGTAAGCTTTCCTACTATGCAAACATCTATGTCGTAAAAGATCCTACCAATCCTCAGAATGAGGGTGGAGTATTCCTCTATAAGTTTGGTAAGAAGATCTTTGATAAGGTTATGGAAGCAATGCAACCAGAGTTTGAGGATGAAACTCCAATTAATCCTTTTGACTTCTGGCAAGGTGCAAACTTCAAGTTGAAGATCGTCAAGAAGGATGGTTACTGGAACTATGATAAGTCAGAGTTCGATGCTCCATCACCTCTACTTGAAGATGACGATGCACTAGAAGCATTATGGAAGAAGCAGTATTCACTTACTGCTGTTACTGCTGCAGACCAGTTCAAGACATATGATGTTCTTGAAAAGCGTTTGAAGTATGTGTTAGGTCAAGGTCGTCCTGCTCCACGTCGTTTAGATGAGGATCTTGAGGATGAGAGTGAAGGTCGTGGTTCATTTAAACCTGACTTCAAGACCCGTAAGGCAGAGGAAGCCGTCGCTGCTGCTCCTGTAGCATCTGCAAGTGCAGATGAAGATGATGCATACAAATACTTTCAAGCGTTAGCAGAAAGTTAATTACTCAAATAGTCTGATATTTTCAGCACGTTTTAAGGATTTACTCACGTATTGAGTAGATCCTTTTTTATATCTCATCATTTTTTCTGTGTCGTCAAATATTATATTTAAATATATTGGTCTAAGTACAAAGATACTTCTTTTATCTGCATTTAATTTATCTTCATACTCATAGTTAGTTACTGCTTTGGATATTGGATTGACTGTTACTTGTTGATTACTTACTTGATCAAAATAACTTACACTTTGTGCTACACCTACTTTTATACCTGCAGGAAATATTACAACGTCTTGACTATTTTTAACTTCATTAGATTCATAATGATGTACTCCATTATATAAAGTATCATAATCGTTATCATATTTCTCTAATAGATATGCATCCCATCCTGCTTGAGGTAGAGGCCATTCTTCATGGATATTAATAATATTATTTGATAGAAGTACCACCCAATCTAAAGTAGGATCTCCATATACTTTATCTGCA